GACCTGCTTTCCCTGATCTCGGTGGAAACTGCCACTCTCGGCACCTTCCGCTGGCAGATTATGACCAGACGCATCGCTTACGCGGCTTAGTTCCTCTGGTGCTACGGCACCTGTTCCTCACTTCAGAAAGGGTTCCCAAATGGGCACGCCAGCTTCCAGACTTCACCACGACCTGTACAAAGGCCCGAAGATCCTCAAAGACCCAGGCAACGCCGGAATCATCCGGCCGAAGATGGATCTCCAAATCTGTGAGATGGTCAGCGGCGCTTCCGGGGAAACCCGCACGCTCCCCAGGCCGACCAAGCCGGGAATTCGGCTGGTCCTCCGAATCAAGACGGATGGCGGTGGTGACATCGTTGTCACTGCGACCGGCGGCTTCAACGTGGCCGGGGAAACGCAAGCGACCTTTGCGGACGCCAGCGACTTCCTGAGCCTCATTTCGGTGACGGTCAGCGCCGGCGTGTTCCGCTGGGAAGCCCTCGAAGGGAACCTGGGAACGGTCATCGCTTCGGCCTCGGCGTCGAGCAGCCCGTCCACGTCGCCCTCGGCGTCGGCTTCGAATACGCCATCGGCTTCCACGTCACCATCAGCGTCCGTGTCGAATACGCCTTCGGCCTCGACGTCGCCCTCGGCGTCCGCGTCCGGTTCTCCGTCCGCAAGCCCGTCGCCCACGTAATGAGCGACCTTACGGTTGTGTATCTGACGTGCAACAAGATGCCTTCCCGGTGGGTGAAATTCCACTGGGAGCATCTTCTTCGTGCCACGGAAGGCAGGCCGATGATCGTCATTTCCGCGAAGCCGGTCGAGGAGCCGACCCGACCGGCAACCGGCTATCTGATTCAAGACGGGCCATTCCGTGCTTGGAACGTGTACCGCCAGCTTCTCAGGGGTGCGGCCCTGGCGGAAACGAAGTACGTGGCCGTGGCAGAGGACGACACGCTTTATACGAAGCGGCACTTCAGCGACTTCCGCCCGCGGGACGACGAGGTGGCCTACGATATGTCCCGCTGGTCGGTTATGTCATGGGACGAAAACCCGTACTACTCAGCCATCAGGAAGCACGGGAATTTCACGATGATCGGCCCAAGGAAGCTGGTCGTAGATGCCCTCGAAGAGAGAGAAGAGAAGTGGCCCCAGGGCAGGGATTACACCGGGGAAATCGGACGGCGCGAGGTCGAGAAGATTCTGGGCGTCCGCCGAAACAAGCTGGTGGAGTGGTATTGTATCGAGCCCATGGTTAACCTATGCCATCCCGACGGTCTCAGCCCCACCTACATTGGAACTAAGGGGTTGGCGCGGAAGCCGGGGGAACTGAAGGCGTTCGACATCCCGATTTGGGGTCGGGCTAAGGAAATCACCCGTATCTACAACGAAGGAATTGCAGACGATGCTCGACTTGCGAAAAGCGCTTAATAAGCATTTCCGGTTCCAGGGCGGACTGGACAACCTGCCGATTCTGGCCACGTCCCTCCACAGGACCGGCAGGGATGGCAAAGGCCGACTGTCCCTGGCCCTCACCATGCGTGACCTGGGCGTGAAGAAGATGGTTGAAGTGGGGACGCGCTACGGGGCATCAGCGATTCTCTGGAAGGAAAACATTCCCGGACTGGACCTCACCTGCATCGACCCCTATCGGGCTTACCACCGGGTTTCGCAGGAGAGTCAGGACAAAATCTACGTCGCGGCCATGCTGCACGCGGAACAGTACGGGTTCACGATTCTCAGGAAGGCCAGTCTCGACGCCGTGGAAGACTTCGAGGACGGTTCTCTCGACGCGGTGAACATCGACGACGATCACACGTTCGATGCCTGTGTTCAAGGAATCATTCGCTGGGCACCGAAGGTCCGTGAAGGCGGTCTGGTCCTGGTTCACGACTACTGCTCGTTCGGCATGTCCGGAGTGATTAAGGCGGTCGATGGCTACACCCATTCCCACTGGATTGACCCGTGGTACGTGACGCGGGACATGGAGCCGACCGCGTTCTGGATGCGGGGGGCGGAAAGGGCTGGGCTGGGATCGTGAAGTTGAGCATCGTAATACCATGTTTGAATTCGCATGAAGTGGTTCGCCGGCAACTGCTGCACTTCTACAACATCGGCCTGCCCGGAGACACCGAGTTGATTCTGGTGGATGACGGGAGCGACCCGCCCATCGAGAACAACTTTGACCACATTGCGACGATTATCAGGACGAACGACAAGCGCCCCTGGACGTGGGCCCTCGCCCGGAACGCCGGGGCCAGAATCGCCAAGGGCGAATACCTCATGATGTACGACCTCGACCACATCGTCCCCAGGTACGCGATCAAATTCATCAGGGAATTCACCGGCGTCAAAGTCCAATTCGTCCGTGAGTTTGGGGTGCTGGATGAAAATGGCCGGCTGACCCAGGACCGAGACGTTCTCGAAACCTACGGGCTCCCGAAGAACGTGAGCTTGGCTCATGGCCCGCTTCCGAACAACTTCGCCATGCGGAGGGACGTGTTCTGGGAACTGGGCGGATACCGGGAAGACCTCGTGGAAAAGCCCTACCCCCAGGGTGAGGACAGGGCCTTCCGCAGTGCCTGGCGGACTTACGAGCTGAAGCGTGGTGGAGAGGGAAGCCAAGTCTGCACCCACCGCCCGAAGATATACCACTTCCCAAACGGCAAATACGTCGGGGACGTGGACGCCGATCCGCAGGGGCTGTTTCATACCCTGAGCCGGAAGACGGAGCGTAACTGGTTCCACAAAAACCCCGGAAAGAGCGCGAGACATCGTGGCGGCTAAACTCCTCAGCGTGATTATTCCCGGCCGCAACGAAGAATTCATGCGGCATACCGTGGACGACGTTCTCGCCCACTCTGACGAATCGACCGAGGTCATTGCGGTCTGCGATTCGTACTGGCCGAATCCTCCCCTCGTTCATCACCCGCGGCTTCAGGTGCTTCACTTTGGCACCGCGGTAGGCCAGCGGGCGGCGACCAACTATGGGGCGCACGTCAGCCGGGCGAAGTACGTGATGAAACTCGACGCCCATTGCTCGACCGACGAGGGCTTCGACCGGAAGCTCCTGGCCAAGATGGAGCCGGACATGACGATGATTCCGTCGATGCACCGGCTCCATGTCTTCGACTGGCACTGCAACGGCTGCGGGGAGAGACAGTACCAGGGGACGAAGCCGGTCGAGTGCAAGGAGTGCAAGGGAACGGACTTCAGTAAGGTCATGGTCTGGCAGCCCAGAGTCGAGTACGCCCCTACGACCTCGTGGATGTTCGACCGAACGCTTCACTTCCAATACTGGCGTCACTACGTTCACTCCCCGGAGTACAAGCGGCAGGCCCCCTCGGGCATCGTCGAGACGATGAGCTGTATCGGCTGCGCCTTCCTGATGGACCGGAAGCGGTTCAAGAAGCTCGGGGGGATGGATGAATCTCACGGAAGCTGGGGCCAGTACGGGACCGAGCTCGCCTGCAAAGCCTGGCTCTCCGGGGGCCGGATGGTGACGAATCTCGACACCTGGATCTCGCATCTCTTCCGCACGGGGAACTTCGGACAGAACGGAGAATCGTCCTGGCCCTACGAAATCTCGCAAAGGGACATCGACAAGGCTCGGGACCATTCCAGGGATTTGTGGCTAAAAGATGCGTGGCCACTGGCCGTCCGTCCGTTATCATGGCTTGTTGAGCATTTCAAGCCGATTCCTTCGTGGCACGATGGCGATGCCGAAAAAGACTCTTGATCTTCGATGGCCGATGCGGGGCGTTGTCCGCCGGGAAGCGGTGCGTTCCAGCCCGGATTCCCGCGTGGCCTTCCCGAGTCCCTGGTCGGTAAACGTCCGCATTGAAGACCCATTGGACCGCCGACTCCGTGGGGGAAGTCGGAACGGACTGACGAAATACCACTCGGCTTCCCTCGGAACCACGATCGACGACATGATCGCGGTGAACGTCTCCTCGGCGGCCGGCGGGGCGAGCGAAGTCCTGTTCGTGCTGGTCGATTCCTCGATTGCCACGATTGACAACGGCGTTCTGACGACGACGGTGGCTTACCTGACGAACGAAGCGGGCGACATCATCACCGATGAGAACGAGAACCCCATCATCGTCAGCGAGGGAACGGCTCCCGCCAGCGGTTTCCTGGTGGCTGGGAAGCAGAAGGTGTTCGCCGTCACCACCAGCGGCGTCGTGCAGATGGACCCCAAGACGCGGCAGGTCGACAACCTCGTCGCCGTCGCCGGCAGCACGATTCCGACGAATTGCACGTTCGGGGCGGTCTACCGCGACCGGCTGTGCATGGCCGGGCAGGACAACGCGATCTACATGTCTCGGCAGGGGGTGTACGGCGACTTCGATTACGGGGCGCACTTCAATGACTCGGGCCGGGCGCTGGCGTTCCAGTTGTCACTCGCTGCGGATGTCGGTGCCCGGCCTCTGGCCATCGTCCCCTGCCTGGATAAATACCTGCTCTGCTTCACGTCCAGGGGAATCTGGGTGGTGAATGGCGACCCCACCGCGGGCGGATCTCTGCAAAGGGTCTCCGAAGAGGTCGGCATCGTTGGCGCGAAAGCCTGGGTGAAGACGGACACGTCGATCGTGTTCCTCTCGGAAGACGGGCTCTATTCCGTGAACGCCGATGGTTCCAACCTGACGGCCCTCACTCCGGACGTCGTGCCGGATGAGCTCAGGGACATCCACATCACGGACACAACGGTCTCCCTCGGGTGGGACCAGGAGCGCAGGGCGTTCCATATCTACCTCCGAACCGCTGCGGGTTCTGACACCCACTGGCTGTACGAAACGGTGTCCAAGGCGTTCTGGCCGATGAGGTTCTATCGGGACAGCCTCTCCCCGCTGGCGGTCTGTAATTACCGTGGAATGCTCTTATTGGCCGGCAGTGACGGGTACATCCGCAAGGTCGGCGGGGCTGACGACGATGGGAACGAGATTTCGTCGCACGTCGCCATCGGCCCCTTCCGGCTCGGCCGCCCTGGGTACTTCGGGCGGATGCTGAACATGCACGCGCAGCTCGCGGCCGGCGGCGGGAGAGTGAACTGGCGGATCATCACTGGGGACACTGCGGAAGAAGCGGCGGACAACGTGAAGCTAGCGATCGAGGCGTACCAGGCCGGAACGAGTTATTCAACCTACGTCAAAGGCTCCGGGAACTGGATCAGCGGACGGGCGATTATGTGCTACCCCCGCGTCCGGTCGGTCTGGGCGGTCTTGTGGCTTCAGTCGTGTGAGAGATGGGCGTTCGAGGGACTTACTGTAAATACAGAAACCTCGGGTCAGTGGCGGGGAAGCACGGCCAACATCGTTGATCCTGGCGTGGTTTCCTGTTCGAGCAGCCCTTCGGGGTCTCCCTCCACGTCTCCCTCTGCCTCGGTCTCTCATTCTCCGTCGTCGTCCCGATCCGCGTCGGTCTCCAGCACGCCGTCCGCATCCGCTTCGGCTTCCCCCTCGACTTCGCCCTCGGCCTCGACATCAAGTTCGCCGTCCACGTCGCCGTCCGCATCAGTCTCGAATACGCCTTCCTCCAGCCGCTCCGCTTCGACATCCACATCGCCCTCCGCGTCCGTTTCTTCGTCGCCATCGAGCACTGCTTCGGCTTCTGTGTCGAGTTCGCCTTCCGCCAGCGTGTCGAACACCCCCTCGGCGTCACCTTCGGCGTCCACGTCGAGCAGCCCGTCGCCGTCGTCCTCGCGGTCTGCCAGCCCGTCCAGAAGCGTTTCGTCCTCGCCATCCGCGTCGGCTTCGGCCAGTCCCTCGACTTCTCCTTCTGTGTCTCCTTCCAGCAGTCCTTCGCCGTCGTCGTCAGCGTCAAGCAGCCCTTCGAGCAGTCAATCGCATTCCCCCTCGGCGTCGGTGTCGAACACGCCAAGCACGAGTACCTCGGCTTCGCCGTCGAGCACCGCTTCTGGGTCCACGTCGAACACACCCTCAAGCAGCCCCTCGCCGTCCTCGTCGGTGTCAAACACTCCGTCCTCGTCCGTGTCGAATACGCCATCGAGCAGCCGCTCCTCGTCCGTTTCAAACACTCCGTCCTCGTCTCCGTCCGCAACGTAGGGTGAAACAATGGCAAACGTAAAATACAGCGAATTTGTCGGTTCACTCTCGGTGGACACCATCGGCGGTTCTGAGAAAATCCCCCTCGTCGATACGCTGCCCTACTACGTCACCCCCGCCTTGCTTCTGACGTACATGAACGCGGCGCAAGTGGCTGGTTCTGTTGCCACACCCACAAGCGGGGACATTCTCCATGGGGACCGAGCCGGAACGATCAAGACTTTCACGCTGGACGCCGTTTCGGACTACGCGCTCACCAGGGCTTTCGATTCGACCGTCGTGACCTCCATCGTTTCCGGGGACTTGGTGGTCATCGAGCGATCGGGTGTTGCGAAGACGATCACGGTGAACAACCTCAAAACGTACATGTGGGATGGGATGCAGGCGTCGGTCCTGGACATCTCCGGACTCACCGCGGCCACTCTCGGGGCGAGCGACCTGTTCGTGGTGTGCCAAACTACGACCCCCAAGAAGGTTACTCTCGGGAACCTGGAAACAAAGCTCTGGACAGACTTCGCCGTCTACGTCGCGGCCCTCACCGAGAACACGACGGTCGTTGACGGGGACCTGTTCTACTCGCTTCAGGGCGGGACTCCGAAGTACGTCACCGCGGAGAACATGGCGGACTATTTCGCCAGTGGGGTGGGTTTTGACATCATCGACATGGCGTGGGACGGGGCACTCGTCGATCCCGCCCTCTCGACGGATGTTCTACCGGCGCAGCGTTCAGGGGCGCTGAAGACGCTCACCGTGGACACGATGTCGGACTATGTGCTCACAACCCTGGGGGCGAGCGCCGCAGTCGCCCCCGCCGCGGCCAGCGATAAGTTCACGGTCTTCCGCAGTTCCGTCGCCAAGACGATGGATATTTCCGACGTGGTGGACTACGTTCTGACCCAGGCGTGGAGTCAAACAGCGGGTGGGGCGATTGTCACTGGCGATGAGTTAATCATCGGCCGAAGCAACGTCAGCAAGACCGTCACCGTCGACGCGCTGTCGACGTTCGTGCTGGTCGGCATCCAGGCAACCGTTCTGAACATCTCCGGCCTGAGCACCGCGACCCTCGGAGCGACGGATGAGTTCCTGGTGAACCAATCCGGCGTGGCGAAGAAGACGACGCTGACCGCTCTCGAAACGAAGCTGAACACTGACTTCGCCACCTACGTCGGCGGCCTCTCGGACACGGGGACCCTGCTGGCCACGGATAAGTTCTACATCCTGGTTTCCGGAGTGGCGAAGTATGCCACGGGGGCCGAGATTGCCACTTACGTCACCACAACGCAGTGGGCGGCGAGCGCCCCCGCCTCAGTCGTCGGAACGGATACGTTCCTCATCGACAAGGCCGGAACCAAAAACGAAGCTACGGTCAGTCAGTTGCAGACGTTCCTCTTGATCGGGTTACAGGCGAGCGTGCTCGACATCTCCGGTCTGGCGTCCGCCACGGTCGTCGGTACGGATAATATGCTGATCTGCCAGTCGGGGACCGCGAAGCAGGCCACAGTGACAGCGGTTGGAACGGTCGTTCTGGGGGGAATCGGCACCTATACCGAAACCCTCGCCCAAGGAACGCTTCAGGACACCGATAAGATCATCGTCTCGCAGAGCGGTGTTCCGGCGATGACCTCCCTGGAAGAACTGGCCGATTACGTCCAGGGCGCTGGCTTAGACCCGCAATGGACGACCGTTTCCGCCACGAAGTACACTGCCACTCCCGCCAGCACCTCCACGGTGACGTTCTCCGATACGAGCG